CAAAATGATTGGCAACGGTTGGACTGTGGATGTAGTTGTTCATATATTAAAAAATATCAAATAAAATGCTTGTTTTATTAGAAAGGAGAGATAATAAAAATGTTGATAACAGCTAACAAAGCTAAGGAACTGTCTGATGAAACTTCTAAGGACAACTTCTCAAAGACAATGAAAAGGATAAATGAACTAATTAAGGCGAGTGTAATTAGGGGAAGTTACAACACTTGTCTTATTGTGGAAGATGAAGAGATTTTCCCCTGCGTTATACAAGAACTTCGAGAAAATGGCTATAAGGTGAAAAGAAGCTGGGCAACAAAACAATTTATTGATATTTCTTGGAGAAATTTAAAATAAAATGACCATTTTATTAGGAAAGGAGAGATTAGAATGCATGCAAAAGAGGCAAAAAAAATGACGGAAAAGTATTTGAACGATGGAGTTGAGTTGAAACGTCAAATTGACAAAGCGATTAATGGGATTGAGCATTCTGCTGAAAAGGGATTTTATAAAACAACAACTATTACAACACTTCCTTTTACAAAAAATGTCTTGAAGGCATTACGAGCAAAAGGATACAGGGTTCAGAGGAATTTTATTAATTGGGATTGGCTTGAGGTTTCGTGGAAGAAACCAAAATAAAACGATAATTTTATCTTGAGAGGAGAGAACATGGATAACACAAAATTACAAGAATGGAGCAAAGATGAAATTGGTCTTGTGATAAAAGAATATCTGAAAGAGAATCTTGTTATGGCGATTGATCCAACGGTTTGCGGACACGGATTTGAAATACAGTTGTTCTTGGATGGCGAGATGATATGCTCAGATTTTGTTTGGATATAAAACAATCGTTTTATCGGAAGGAGTAACATGAAAATAAAAAACGGAATTGAAATTTACCACGGGGATTGCTTAGACATGATTCCAGACTTGGGAGTAATGTTCGATGCAATAATTACGGATATTCCATATAATGAAGCCAATAGGCCAAGCAATGGATTAAGGGTTCTTGATAAAGGAATTGCGGATAGCGCAGAAATAGATTTGTCCGTTGTTCTTCCCCTTCTAGATAGCGTTTTATTGGGATCTTTGTATATGTTCTGCGGGTTTCAACAGTATTCTTTCATTGACACATTCCTGAGAGAGAACAAGTATTCTAGAAGGTGCATTGTTTGGGAAAAAACTAACCCCTCCCCAATGAATTGTAAGCACTTGTGGGTCAGTGGCGTGGAATTATGTGCTTATGGGAAAAAACCAAAAGCAACATACAATGGTGGATATGAGAATACGGTACTAAGATTCCCAGTAGAGAGGTCTAAGATTCATACAACTCAAAAGAATTTAAATCTCATAATGCATTTGGTGGAAAAGTCAACTAATGAGGGAGATATTGTTCTTGATCCGTATCTTGGGTCTGGCACGACTGCCGAAGCTTGCGAAAGACTAAACAGAAGGTGTGTTGGTATTGAAAAAAATAAAGAATACTTTGATGCCGCAAAAGAAAGATTACAGGATTTCAAATAAAACACTGGTTTTATTATAACAGAAAGGAGAAACATGACAAGAAAACTTGCAACCATTCAAAAAATTGTTAGCATCGAACCTATTCCAGATGCAGATGCTATTGAAAAAGCCACCGTTCTTGGCTGGGAGGTTGTTGTTGCCAAGAAAGATGAATTAGAAGTTGGAGATCTGGTTGTCTATATTGAAATAGATTCTATTATGCCAGACAAGCCAGAATATGAATTTCTTAGGAAAAGGAAGTTTAGGGTTCGAACAATCAAGCTTAGAAAAACTGTTAGCCAAGGGTTGATATTGCCTTTATCTGTATTGCCAAAGGGCAAGTACACAGAGGGCAAAGACGTAACAAACATTCTTGGCGTTGTTAAATATGATCCACAGGCAGTCATTGAGCAAAGACTTCTTGAAGAAAAGAACGCCAGAGAAAAGAACAAAATTAAAAAATTTCTGAATCGCATGAAGTGGTATAGAAGATTGTTTGGGAAAAGAAGGGCTTCCTTTCCGTCTTTTATAAAGAAAACAGATGAAGATAGAATACAATTATTTCCAAACATTTGCCAGCGAGAAAAGGATACAGTTTTTGAAATTAGCGAAAAACTTGATGGGCAAAGTGGAACATATTTTCTCGTAAAGCACAAAGGGTTGTTCAGAACAAGATTTACCTTTGGTGTTTGTAGTCGCAATCTTTTGTTGCCAAAACCAGACAACAGTTCTTATTGGGAAATTGCAAAGAAATACAATATTGAAAAGGTCTTGCGAAAAATGATTGGAGACAGTAAATACATTGTTCTTCAAGGAGAAATAATTGGCCCAGGAATTCAAGAAAACAAATATAAGTTTGATGAACGAGATTTCTTTGCATTCAATTTGATCTTTTCTAACAAAGAAAAATATTGCAACCTAGAAGCAAAAATGATGTTAGAGGATTGTGGCATTAAGTTTGTGCCATTGCTCAATAATAATTTTGCAATACTTCCAACGATTTCTGAAATGGTAGAATATGCAAAAGGAAAATCTGTAATTGCGAATGTTTTGAGGGAGGGTGTTGTTGTTAGAAACTATGAAAAAAATATTTCATTCAAAGTGATCAATCCAGACTTTTTGCTTAAACATTCAGAATAACAGGGAGACAATCTATGATGAATTGGCAGTTTGCCATATTTGCAATAATACTTTTGGTTATGGTTTACAAACTTATGAGACATGAAGAAAGCATAAGAAAAAATAAAAAGAAAATTAAAAAGCTTGAAGGCTATATATTCCAAGTAGACAACACAACAGCAGAAGTTTTCAAAGCATTGATTGATTCTCACAATAACAACACCAAGGCTATTGAGGAAATGTATCCTACTTATGTGGAATTTGAAGAAAGAGCCGAGGCTTTAGCTAAAGGATTGTTTGATGGGGAAACTAAGGAATAGATAAAAGGAGCATTTTATTATGAAAAAACAACAAGAAAATAATGGAAACATCAAAGAATTTTTAGACATGATATTAAAGCGCATAGAAAGCAAAGACGAAGAACTTGATAGAAGGTTTTCAAAATCACTATTGTGCACTTGGAATATTGTATGTGAAAATGGCTCGATTCCTCCAACAATGCATTTTAGTTTTGGTGGATTAAGGATTGGGTTGCGCGTGGATGGATTAATTCACATATGGAAAGAATCATCAGACCCAAGGGATGCTAACGAGTTTGATAAAGATCGTATTTATTATGAAAATAAAGAATATGCGATATATTTTATGGAACAACTATTGAAGGCTAGAGGCAGAGTCAAAAGACGCGACAAATCCCAAGATCGTTTAGATGTTATGAAACAAATAAACGGTTGGTTAAACAAGGAATAATTAAATATGACACAATTCGACCCAGATGATAAAAAATATAAAATATTCGAGTGCATAACTGGCAGTCGATTGTATGGCACTCACACTGAAATTAGCGACTATGACTTTTTTGGGGTAGCAATCCCGCCCCAAGAAGTTCTCTTAGATCCATTTATGAATTTCGAACAAAAAGACAAGGGCTTCAAAGACAAAGACAAAACAATCTATGCCCTTGCACAATTTTTCAAGCTGTGTGCGGACAACAATCCAAACATCATCGAAATGTTGTTCATACCAGAACAGAACATTGTTCATATGGATGACAGATGGCAACAGATTATTGATAACAGGCATTTGTTTGTCAGCAAGAAAGCAAGATATTCTTTCTCTGGATATGCAGTTAGCCAGCTACACGCAATTAAGAGGCGTAGGGCTTGGTTTATTGATCCTCCAGCGAAAAAGCCAACAAGGTTTGAATACGGCTTGCCAGATGCCCCCCTAATTTCTGGCGAGGGGCTTGATGCAATTGCAAAGATTGGCAAAGCATATTTACATGAAGCTATAGCAGATGAGATTTATAGAGAGGTTGAATATAGGACTGCTAAAAAGAAGTGGGACAACTACGCAATGTGGAAAAAGAATCGTAATCCAGCAAGAAAAGCACTGGAAGACGCTCATGCTTATGACACAAAACACGCATATCATCTCTTCAGATTGATTGAAGAAGGAAGACAGTTGTTACTAACAGGAGAGATCAAGTTTCCTCTACAGAATGCAGAGTTTCTTTTAGCAATAAAAAATGGCTTATATTCTTACGAACAGGTTATTTCTGAAGCTGAAAAAATTGACTTGGATTTTGATCAATGGCACGAGGAATCAATCATTCAATACTCTGCTGATCGAAAAGCCTTGACAGAATTGTACTTTCGTGTTATTATGGAGTGAAAGGAGAACTAGATGAAATTCGAAATCAAGATAACATTTTTAGACGTATTGATACTGTTGTTTTTTGGCTCAATGATATACAGTGGAGTTTCTAATAACCTAGACTTATTAATGTATTCACTTATGCTCACATTTGTATGTCTTATTGCAAAAGCATTCGTGTGGTTTAATGGATAACAAATAAAAGCAAGATTTTATTGTGTATGAGAGGAAAAATTTTGAAACATGAGAAAAATAATTTGGTTTTTTAAAAGATTATATATGTGGTGGTTTATTCCAAAAGGGAGGTATTGTTATATTCCAATTTCTATTAATGGACAGACTGGACGAATGAAGACAAAGAAATGCAAGTGGTGGAAACATTTGGGAACTTGGGAATTTTCGGATGAGGAATGCGAGCCAGAAGATTCTCAAGTTCGAACTATAAGATGCGAATATCTTGATTTTACAGACTATTATGAGAAAACCCTGCTATGGGATCAATGTAAAGAATGTAACACCAGATTAGATTTGAAAGGAGATTTATAAAATGAATCACGAATTTACTGTTTTGGACGGAGCAAAAGGATGGGGCTTTTCTATAGGATTATTTGGAATTGGTGTTCCAAACATCAAGGATGTTGTTTTCAACCCCCCAAGAACAATTGTCAATTGGTCTGATGGAACGAAAACAGTTGTAAATTGTCACAAGGATGATTTTAGCGAGGAGTATGGGTTTGCTATGGCTGTTCTCAAGAAACTATATGGCGGAAGAAACCCCTATCTTCGTCATATTGTTGGCGCTCATCGTCCACAAGAAACAGCAAAACTAAAGGCGGAAAAAATAGCGAAGAAGAGTAAATAATGCCAATTTATGAATACCAGTGTGAGAGGTGTGCACATTCCTTTACTGAATACAGGAGTGT